ATGTATTCCACCACTTGATATGACATAGACTCGTTTGGACAATGTAAGGGATATTTCTGACCTGAGCCTTGGTGATGCCTTAAACCAAAAGGCTATTGAGTATATATCTTTGACCATTTCACCATTGATGACGGTCTTTCCAAATAACAGATGCAAGCCCATATTATTCTTTACAATCTTCATTATATTCCCCTTTTGTTATGATTGTTGTCAACTTCATCTAACCACTCAGCATTGGTACAAGTATGCTCTATTGACTCATCATCAGCACATACTTCGCAATAGTCTTCTTCCTCAGGCTTGATTACCTCATTATCACTAAACATATATCCACTCATTAGAAACTCTCTCTCTTGTGGAGTGAGGTATGAGAAAGCATCTTGTATACATTTACCATTCCTGTACTCGAACAAGTCCTTTCCATCTACAGTAACCGACACACTATCACCTGTATTGATGCAAAGACCAGTAAAAGTGTATGTATGCTTTGGACTGCAATCTTCTGTATATGAACAGTAATGATCAGCATATGTCATGTTAGTCTCTCCTTGGATCATGATTGTTATCTATGTAAGTGGGTGCCTCTTCATCTAACCACTCAGCATAACCTTCCCAATTATGCATTGATAGTTCTTCAGGCTGAACCTCTTCAGCAAATGTATCATGGATATGTTTAATTGGCTCAATTGGTGGTGTATTCACCTTCATATCATTTCTTATTTCATCATTTGCCAACTGGTCGTGCCATGCTTGCAATAAGTCTTCTTTAGAATATATTTTGTTATTTATCTGCACGTTATCACCCTCGTTCAGGTGTTTGATATGATCGTTGATAGTCTCTTCTGTTTCACGGAATGCACCGACTAAGTCTTCCTTGAGAAATACTATACCATCTATATCTACATAATCACCATTGCTGGTATTATTGGAAGGATCAATGATCTTGTCATGCTTGTAATCATCGTATAGGTCTTTGAATGCAAACCCATAGAAGAATCCCATTGTCAATGATAGGCTAAATAGTGCTAGTTCGTACATAATGTTATTCCTTATTATGATTAGTTGATGTTTATGCCCATGTTATATGAAAGATAGGTAATAAAAGGGAGAACACATGATGCTACCACTGTTGTGATAACACCACATGTACGCCTTGTTGCTACAAATTAAAGTATATTGTATCAGTGGGAAGTGGAAGTCTTACGACTTCCAATCCACCTTGAGTTTACCGTGAGCGACTGCGGCTTTGCTCATCTGGTCGAACTTGGCTTTCGTGCAAGTCCGTACCGCGTCACTGTTAGGGAACCGATACGCGATGTGACCTTTGAACTGGCCCTCTGTCACCACACCATACTCAACATAGACGGGTGCGTTAACACCGTTGAAATCAATTAGAATTTCCATTTCAATCTCCTTTTTAACGTAATTACTGAATTGCAATTACTCATTAGGGGTATAGGGGTTGAGTTTATGGTCGCACATCAAAATGCTACAATTTTTTTTAGGAAACCACCTGGGCCAAGTTGTATATTCTGACCAAACAAGGAGACTTGACCATGAGTGACAATGGATACATTACAACCAAGGACTTAAGCAAAGGGGGTGGTTTGACGGGTGTAGCTAGTAGAGAGAAAGAAGAAGCTCTTGCGGCACAAGAACAAGAAATACGGGAACAAGTGCAAGATGAGCTTGTTCATGAACTAGAAAAAAGAAAGAAAGAAGAAGCAAGAAAGAAAGAAATAGGTTCTAATAAAGAGTAATATAAGATATATATATATATATACATTAAGCTGTTACATGGCATCACTAATGAAATCACTAGCTCTTCTACCCCTAGAAAAGCAAATCGAAGTACTTGAAAACCTGTCTGGTGTATCAAGAGATTTATTCCCAATAAACGATATTCCCATTGAAGTCAATGGAACCATCTATACAATTCCTGTGCAAGTAATGGAACTTATTGAGGGTTTACACGACCAACTAATAGAACTAGAGAAGGAAACTGGAAAGCTCATAAGTGGATTACGGAAAGATCAAGAATATTAGATACTACGTCTATGACGATCTAGACGAGTTTCATATTGATCATCCCGAAAAATCCCCTTTAGAAGACTGGAGAGTTGGGAAAGAAGGGGACTGGGTATGGAGTGATGACAAAAGAATTATCCAACTTCTCAAAGTATCTCACAGTATCAATCATCCCCACGATAGGAAAAACTACAAACAAGCTAATGGATGGCTTCGCACGGTTGTTGGGACATTCCTCAATAAGCCAAGTACATTCATGGACACAGACTTTAGTGGACACCCAAATAGATATACATTCAGCAAGAAGATTAAACACCCCAGTAAGCGAGTCAGAGAAAGAACTAAATGCACTCCTAAAGAACACGAGTTCTCTATCAATGTGGCAGTCGGTATGGGTGCCGTGGGTGCTTATATGGAGGCTTTCAAAGAAGAAGATACATCGAAAGCTCAAAAGAAAGCTGCCGTACTTTTAAAACAGGAGAGAATTATGAAAGAAGTTGAGAAGAGTGTAATGGATATAGCCAAAGAACTCGGCATAGACCATGAATACATATTGTCTAATCTTAAGAGCCTAGCAGAGACATCTGTTGATCCCAATATCAGTCTTCAGTCTCTCAAGGAACTAGGCAAAGCAATAGGAACGCTTGGGGGTGGAGTAAAGAAAGTAGAGACTGGAGTACTTGGGCTATTTCAAGGCTTTACACCAGACCAACTAGAGACAGCCTCTAGAAAGGAAATACCAGCAAAAGCAACTGAGGTAGAGTAATGGTTTGTCCTCATTGTTCTTCACTATATGTAATCAAAGAGGGGATAAAGAAGACACGAAAAGCAATCAAGCAAAAATACATGTGCCACAGCTGTGGTAGATGGTTTTCAGTCCCACTAGAATCAAGAGTTAAAGATTACGCAAGCAATGAGATAAAAGCTGGTGAGGTTTTTCATCATCAGACCGAAGAAGTCTGTAGGGTTCACTGCTTAACAGATATACATGTTGGTGCAAAGGAATTTGATCTTGATAAGTTTAAAGAAGCTGTAAATACTATAGCATCTGATCCTCAGGCAGTCTGGTTTGGGAATGGAGATATGATAGAGCTTATTCCACCTGGGTACAAGACTATATCCACTAGAGGACAGACAGTCCCACCAGAAGAACAATACCTTTCATTTTTGCAGTTAGTAGCTCCAATTAGAGACAAATGTCTTTTCATTCGTGGAGGGAACCATGATTTCCTTAGAAGCTATCTTATCTTAGACTTTGACGTATGCAAGGTTATTGCGGCAGAATTAGGTGTTCCATATTATAAATATCCTGGGTATTCTAGAATAAAGATTAAGACAAAGAAGAAGGAGATTGCTTGGAACATTGTTAGTGGACACGGAAAGAGTGGTGCAAAGAATGGCGACTTGGAGCTGGATAGACTCGCTGCGGTATATAGTGAAGGTGATGTATTTATACTTGGTCATAACCATCAGCTATATGCTAAACCTGTTGATTCGCTTCGTATTGATGGTGATAAAGAAGTTCTTCACCGTCGCTGGTATGTGAGAGGTGGCAGCTTTCTGATGTATGCTGATTATGCAAGATACTCTCTATATCCAATTGTGAGGACAGGATGGGTAACTATAGAGCTATCTCAAGATGGGATAAAATGCTGGGAGAACTGATGGAGATTGAAGATACAAAATGGAGAAAAATCCCTTTTAAGATAGAGTTGAATTTAGATGAAGGTATCCGTAAGCTTAAAGAAATGAAATCTCAAATTCCTCAGCCCCCGATGGGCTTGTCATCAAGAGAGAATTGCATTCTTGAGGAATTATTGGCAATCATAGAAGGACTTGAGGTTCCACTAAGGATGAATTATGAGGAAGCAGCCTAAACATCCAAATGGCAAGTCAATTACGAAGAACGATTTAGTTCGGGCTATGACTGAGATTATACTAAAGCATAGAACTTTAGAACAGAGATTTGTGGAGCTAGATGGACTCTTTGCTGAATACCTAGAGTTTAATAACAATAGAAAGAAATTTGAGAAGTTTTTAGATGGCAAATATAAATCAAAAAAACGTAGACGAGGCACA